TAGTTCCGTTTTCGCGGCTACTTGTAATCGCTTGTTCTAGGTTTGAATTACCCTTTACATCGAATTGATATAAGTCAGGAGTACCAGCAATAGCAGTCAATTCACCCGAAGCATCTACTGTCAAAGCACCTAAAGTGCCAAAGTCTGCCATATAAACTGCCTTAATACCACCGACTGAATCCTTACAAGGTAATTCACGACCAGTTGTTAATGTACACGCCATATTTTATGTTTTAAATAAAAAAGGGCGGGCAGTTGCGCCCACCCCTTCTCAAGATTAATAATTAATTATTAGTTGTAAAGTACACAATCCTGCGTAACACCTACTTGCGCACCTGCTGTGAAGCGTAAAATTACGCGGACATTCTGGTCACCTAAAGTTTCAGAAGTGTCAATCAAACGAACTTCGTTGTGGTCTTCTAAAAGTCCAGTTCCAAAGAACAAGTTAGATTTCTGTGCAGCTACGGCTGTGTTATCAGGTAGTCCATTAGCAACAAATACTTTTACACCATCAAAAGAAAGTGCGCCACCATTGTACCAAGTAGTACCTAAACTGTTTACACCATTTGCTCCGATGTCGCTTACATTTTCAGCACCAGCTACATTTTGAAGTGCAGCGAATCCACCTAAAGCACGAACATAAGCACGACCCATATTCTGTGATACATAAAGATATAAATCATCTTTGCCATACACGGATGCGGGAATGGAATCTACAATTTTACCCATTTCACTGATAACATTGGCAGAAGTTACAGTTGCAGCAGTTACATCGTTAGTAGTAGATGCTTCAAGGATAGTAGTAATACCATCAAATTCTCCTGCTGTTGCAGTTGTTCCTTGCCATAGTGAATTCTCAACTGATTCAGCAACTTTAGAAGCAACTTGAGCAATCAAGAAGTCAGCGAAAGAAGCAGGTAGGTCAGCGTAAGCACTCATTGCCATTTCTTGACCGATGTAGTCAGAATAGTAATCTGCTTTACACATTTGTAGGTTTACTTGGAATTCTTCTACTGTAAGAACACGCTCACTTAAAGTGATAACATCATCTGAAGCAGAGAAATCACAAGAACCATCGGCTACAATGCTTCCCCAATCAAGTTTCTTAACGACTTGCTTGTATTTAACATTTGGTTTAATTGTAATTACATCACTTGCTAAAGTGTTTCCAGAAAGAATTGCAGCAGCAATATACTCCCCTGCGAAAGAACCTTCGTAAGTAGTAGTAATTGGTGATACAACTGAAGTACTTGCGCCTCCAGGTGTAATGTCTCGTAAGTTTACTTTATTACTCATTTTTTAAAATTTATTTATTATTTGTTTGAAATTCGTTGAAATACTCTTTGTAAAGTTGTGTTAGCAACACGCCCGTTATTAAATCGTGGTGTAGCTTTTTCTCCTTTTACTTCAGGACTATGCTTGAAGGTTTTTGAAAGTTTTTCTTCTTTTACATCAGCAGAAAGTTTTTCTTCTACTTCTTCTTGAACTTCTTCTACTTCCTCAACAGAAAGTTTAGCTTCAAGTTCGTTTACTTTGTTTTGTAATTCCTCAATCAAAGGATTTACACTTGAAAGAATAGCTTCTACAAGTTCGCTTTTTTGTTCTTCAGAAAAATGCGTTTCTACAACGGTGCTTTCTACAACCTTTTTAGGTTCTTTGGCTTCGTTGCTCATTTCTTCTTCAACTTTCGCTTCTTCTTCTACCACTACTTCTTCTTCTTCCTCTGCTTCGTCAGCAGCTTTGATTCCAGCAATCACACCTTCTTCTTCTACCATTAGCATTGAACCATCTTCCATCATATACTCTCCGATAGGCATAGGAATACGCTCATCTTCAGTAACAATAAATACTGGCTGCCCTTCTGCAAATTCATCAGCAGAAATAACAGTACCATTATCTAACTTGCGGTCTTCAAGTTCAACACGAGTGTTAAGAAGCGTTTGAATGCGCTTTAACATTTCTGTTGTTTTCATAGATTTACTTATTTAATTATTAAACGATATATAAATTTATTTTGCATTTTTAGGCTTTCTTCTGAATAATAAACCATTCACTACCATCCGACCAAATCTTAATTCCTTCGTATTCTTTGTTTATTTCATAGTAATCAGTAGAACCATCAAGAGTATCACCCCCAATAGGTGTTAGATATACTCTTGTGTTTGTGTTAAACCCACCATTACTAATAAATCGAATAGTTCTATTCACACTACTTGCTGCGCTTGGTAAGTTAAGTGTCATATTTCCTGCATCACCTGACCAAGTTAGTCTAATCATAAAAGCATCAGCATAAGTGCTATCCGATAGGTTTATTGTTGTGTCTTTTATTACTGTAATATTTGTAGGAACTATGTAATTCTTTACAGAATGAATGTCCGCTTTTTTTGTGGTGTTAGATTGTACTAAAGGAAATGTTTCATCGCCTTGTAAAGCGGAAGCCGTACTTAATTGTGATATTTTTTTATCTGCCATTATAAAATAATTTTACTATTATCCTCTTGTAAGATTAAATCGTTGTTTTCTTGTCTTAAATAAAACTGACTTTTTCTATCTACCCCGATACCTTGCGCCCACAAACTACCATCACAACAATCTATGTGATAAGTATTCGTGTCTTTACAATAACAACCTCTACGCATTGTCAATTTGTTTTAATTTACGAATCGCCCAAGCAACACCTTCATCACCACCCCAAGCATCCCACATAAGACCACCACAGCCTTCATCATAAGGAACATCTTTATATTGTTGGTGTCTTTTAAAACTTGCCATTCTTGCAATCGTATCTCGACTGATTTTTTCGCCTTTAGCTAACTGGTTTGCTCTTTGTTTCCCGGTAGCTTCTCCGCAACGCCCCCATCCGTTCTTTTCTACCCATTTTAACGCCCTTTTAGCGTTGTTCTGTGCGGCTTTAGGATAATCGTTATAAGTATCGAATTGATAGCGGATAAGTGCTTGTTTAATTTCTAACAATTTTAAACCCGCTTCGATTTCTTGTTGTTCTTCTTGTTCTTTTTCTGCAAAAAATCCTTCAATAGAAAAACCTTTAACAACACCGGTCTTTACATAGTCTTGCCAAACCTCATCGTTTTCTACTTTTACACTTCCCATCCAAGTACCTACGGGTACATCTAAATCATATAATGCGGACTTGTCTTTGTCTTTATCTTCTACAATCCAACTTTCTACTAAAGTAAGTCCATCAATTTTATATAAATGCTCAAAAGTAGAATTATGCTGATTGCCTTTTTGTAGGAAAAGTTCTGAAGCCTTACGGATAGTCTTTTTAGTGAAATAAATATAATAATCTTCTTTATCGTCTTTTCTGTAGATAGCCTTATTCGGTACAAGTAACGCACCCATCAAGATTCTTTTTTCTTTATCTACTTCTTGAAACTTGTATTCCTTTTTCTTATTTAAAGCAATAAAGTTTTCTTCTATGGCAGGATGTTCAACAATACTAATGGCATCAATACCATTTTCTTGTTCTTCATCTATGATTAGTTCGATAATTTTCATATCTATAAAACGATTTTAAATTATATTTTGTCTTTTATCCAAGTGTTGCACTCTCGACAATATTTCTATCTAAACTTTGTGCGGTACTTACTTCGTTACTCACCACATACGCTTTAACTGGCTTTTGTGAATCTTCTGCTAATAATCCCGCTAACTGATTTGTAGTGTTACCTCCTAAAATATTAAATTCAGGTACTCGTGGACTTGCACCACCACCAACGCCTGATAAACTTGGAATAGATGGTGCTGATGCTGAAATAGCACCTGCTTTTGCTTTTGTTTTACTAACAGCTTTTTTAACAGAACTAATTAAAGAAACACCCTGACCAATCGCTGCTGCAATGGTAATTAAGTTTTGTGGAAAACCAATTTTTGACGATGCAGATATGTTACTTGATGCATCAACTGCTGCTTCACCTACGGCTTGTGTTCCTTTGAATGTAATTCGTTTTATATCCAATAAACTTTCCTGAAAAGCAAGTAGTTGTTTAGCTATAAGTAACGCCTTACCTACATCTGTTTCTGCGCCTGCTAATTGAGCAAAAGCATCAACAACTGCGCTTCTGTTTTGTACTCTTTCATCGTTTATTTTATTTTCTGCTTCCGCGTCTTTTCTTTCTGCTTCTAATTTTAATGATGAATAATAATCCCTGATAGATTGCTTTTCTTCTTCTGTGGCTTTTAATCTATCTAATTCTGCTAACTTTCTTTGTTCTTCTAATTCAACTTTTTGTAAAGCAGTTTGAACTTCTCTATCCTCTTGTTTTATTCTATAATCTTCGCGTATTTTATCAATCGCTGCAAGTCTTGCTTCTTCTTTTTTAACTTCTTCGGCTTGTGCTAATTCTTCTTCTTTTCTTGCAGCGGCTTCATCTCTTTGAATTTCTTTAGAAACACGATTTAATTCTCTTTGTGTAGACCTTGCAGCGTCTGCCCTTCTTGCGACTACTCTATTTACATCGGCAATAGCTTGTGCTTCTTTATCTAAATTTTCTTTGTTACTTCTGCTAAAGGTATTTTCTAAAACCTGTGCATCCCTTCTTAATTCTAAAAATTCAGTTTCTTGCGCTAATAGTTGTTCTTCTAATTCTTGTGCATCTAATAACGCTTGTTTTCTTTCTTGCGCACTAAATTCTTCTTCTTGTCTTGACTTTAAACGCAATAATGCTATTTCACTTTCAAGTTTTGACCGATCTACAATTAACTTTCTTTCAATCTTATCGGCTTTTGCCCTCATATCCGCCACAGATGCAGCAGCGTTCGCTTCATTTATCTGTTCTTTAACAAATTCTTTAGTAGCTTGTGTTGCAGATTGAATTTTATCCGTAATATCTTCTACACCAAGAACAACTTTTGCTGTGGCATTTGCCGCTACCTTTCCTGCTTCTGCAAATTCACCGCTAAATAACAACTTAATCGCTTTTCCAAGTTGTGGTATAAGTTCAAGCATCCCCTCAAAACGATTGGTGATGTTTTCCTTGATTAAATTAGCAAAATCTGTAATAGCTTGTTTAGGATTCTCAAATACATAAATAATTTTTTCTCCTAAATCCGCTAATAAGTCTACAAGGTTGCCCGTAATACTGCCAATAACACCTAATATCTTTTGGAATTTGTTTTGCCCTTCTTCACTTGCGGTA